TTATGGGCCAGCCTTTTCGACTTGTCCGCCGAGCGACTTTTTGCGGGCTGCAAGGACGCCAGCGACGGCTGTCCGCGACGCTTCATCCTTATCGGGCCACATGTGGCTATAGGTGTCCAGGGTGGTCTTCGCAGAAGCGTGCCGTAGCCGGGCCTGTACCACCTTCACATCAAGGCCTTCGGAAATCAGTAGGGACGCGAAGTAGTGGCGGAGGTCATGGAAACGAAACCCTTTAGGTAGGCCCTTGATGGTTTCCCTGGCTTCCCTAAACCTCGTCTCGAAAGTGTATGGGGCAATGGCGCGGCCATGCTCCGCGGCGATGATCGTTTCGGAACCGAGAATTGATGGGTTGCGGTTCAGCATCACGGCGAGCTCACGCGGAATCGGGATTGGGGTCTTCGACGTGTCAGACTTCAGCGGTTCGTCTGGGTATTGGATGGCCGGCGAGATTACGCCGCGCATAAAGTCGATGTCTTTGACACGCAGGGCGACGGCTTCGGCCACGCGCAGGCCGGCAAACGCACCCAGGAGGATGCCGGGACGGGTCCAAGCGTCCATGGCGTCATAGAGCGCCCAGACCTGCTCAGTGGTGGCTACAAAGGGGCGCTGCTTGCCCATGGGTGGCGATGTCCGCCGACTCAAAGGTGACTTCGGCAGTATCCCGTCATGGACTGCGTCCGAGAAGATGTGTGACAGGCGGCTGTGCAGCGCGTAGATCGTGGAGTCGGCCAGCCCCTCATTCTTGAGTTTCGCCGTCCATGCCTTGACCTCGGAGGGACGCACGCTGACCAACGTCCTCTTCCCGAACGCGGCATCGATCCGCTTGACATGTGACTTGGCTTGCTTCACTGATGACGGTCTATTGTTCGCGTAACCGTTCAACCAGATCTCACACCACTCCCCCACAGTCAGTTTCGCCTTCTTCGGGTCTACATAGTTCCCAGTGACCATCGCAGCTGTGACTTCATCCAGCCACTCCTGCGCACTGATCTCACCAGGCTTCGCAGTGTCGCTCTTGTTCTTCAGTCGAAAATGACGCGAGTGCTCCTGCCCATCAGCGTCCCTATACCGGGCCCGCCATTTGCCGTCAGGGCGCTTCTTGATCGACGCCATGGCCATCTACCTCGGCTTCAAAAGTCTCCCGCTCCAAGGCCTCTAGTTCTCCCTCAACGAGGTCTAGTGTGCTGCGGGTCAAGATGATTTCAGCGTTTGAGAGAGTCTTGTTCATGGTTTCGCTGACCTTTCCCGAGCCTCCGGCTAGTTCAATCTCTTCTCTCAACAGCTGGGCGTTCACGCTTACGAAAATACGGCGCTCTTCAACGTCATCAACAGCAAGCCGAAGTGTGGACACTGCATTCGAGTAGTCATCGATGAAGAATCTGAGCTTCAGCCAGCTATCAAGGACATCTTCAGGATCAAGTAGGTCCTGAAGTTTTCTGTCAAATAGCTTCGCAAGAGCCACCGCTTCATCCAGGCGAACGGACCGCGACCCCTCCTCGGTGCGCGACACGGCAACCTGACTGTATTTTGGCCAACCTGACTCCTGCATTCTGCGGGCAAGCTCAGACTGAGACCACCCATAAACTTCGCGAAATCGCTTCAAATTTGCGGCGAACAACGCCACCGGCATATCTGCCCTTGATTCATCCATGTATAGATACTCCCACAGCAATGTTGCACATTCCAAGATTCCCAACTACAGTCTTCATTGTTGGACTTCCCCAACAGGAATGAATAGGAGACAAGATGAACGCCATAACAGCCATGAAGCTGCTGACGATTGATGAAGTGGCAGAACTGCTGCGAAAGTCCGCAGCCCAGCTCCGATGGATGCGTCACAACGGCAGTGGCCCGAAGTCCGCCAAGCTCGGTGGCCGAGTTATGTACCGCGAGCAGGACGTCATCGACTGGGTAAACGCCGCATTCGATTCGGCTAGCAGTTAGTGGGGTTCAGCCCTGGGGACCGAGTCCACTGGTTGCCACACGGACTCGAAGGAACAATCATTGACGATCGCAGTGCAGACTGGCCGGATTTCATCGGTGTCCAGTGGGACAACGGCGACAGGACGTTCGCAGCCCCAACGCACATCCGTATTGAGAAAAAAGAAGACCGTGACGCTCTCGCCAAAGAACACGCCACGGCCGTAAAACCAGCACCCTCTAAGGAGCAGATTCACTTGAAGTGTAGCAACATCACGATCCCCGCAGGGTACGCGCAGGCAGAGCCCGGTTCGCCGGTATTCATGGCCGATGTCATTGAGGGGCGTGGGCACCATATCTACCGCGAGTTCGACCGCAGCACAAACGAATACAATCTCCATTTTGAGTTGGATCTGGACCGGGACCTGTCGCCGTCTGAATCAATCGTCCTCGCTCAGAACATTCTGAAGCTCGCTGTTCCAATGCAGGAGGACCAGCAGTCGCGAGCCGAAGCCGGTACGCCGACTATCCCTGCCTGGGCCGACACCGCTCACTACGACGCGGAAACAGATACCCTCTCCGGTCGCGGGCCCAGCATCCATCTCAATGACGGGCGCCAGAAATGGGATATCCATTCGAGTTGGTTCGAAGGTGGCGATGAACAGTTCACAATGGCCAAGCGGTTCATGGACCAAGGCGAATTCGCCAATTCACCTGACGAGTGCTTTTCATTCTCATCCCGAGAGGAAGTCATGACTGTCATGGCCAGCCTCGTCAGCCTCGTTGCCGCAATTACGGAGGGCGCCAAGTGAACGCTTCAACACTCGCGGCACCCACTCAGCTCCACGAACACATTGCCGTACTTTCCACTGTTCCTGTATGCGACTTGGCCGCCGAGATGGAGAACCGCGTCCGGGCCAAGTTTGGCGTCCCGGGTGGCTTCCATTTGAACCTCACTGTCAATGATGTCCAAGAAATGCTTGCCGATCCTGACTGGCACGGAGACTGGACCGGCCCAACGATCGAGCTCAACGGCGGTCAGATCACGACACATTGGGCACCGGACACGGGTGTTGATTTCTACCTTGACTATGAAGGTGACAACCCGTGGCCCATTAGCCAGGCCAGCGCTCTGGGAGCAGCCATCCAATCACTCGCTACACGCTTCACGCCGGACTACGGCACCAGCGGTGAGGGGACAGGAATGCAGCCAGGTGCACCAGTTGCAGCCCCGATCAAGTGCGAGCCTTGGTGCAGCGACGGCGATGGACATCCGGAAGAAGCCCTCATGACAGACAAGCACTGCTGGTCAGAAGGCAAGATCGTGCCACTGGCAACCAACAACGCAACAGCACCTGTCGACGAGCCGGACCTCCTGGAACTGTACATGCACCGCCCTGAAGAGCACAGGGATCCCGTCGTCGGCATCAACCCGGATCGAGTTCACACGCGAAGTCTTGAATTTACAAAAACGGAATGGGACCAGTTTGTCATCAGTGGCAATGAACTCTGGGAGGCAGTCAAATGAGCCTTATGCCACCGAAGGGCTACAGCAAGGTAAAAGGGCGCCAAGATCTATGGACTGGAGTCGAGTCCATGGACCGCGGATGGATTGTCACGCCAACTTGGAACTCAGCTACGGGCAATCACGCGCTCGAGGTCTGGACACCGAGACTCAACTTCCTGACGCCCGCTGAAGCGCGCCGCCTGGCCCAAGTGCTACTTGCCGCTGCGGATGCCGCGGAAGCAGCCAGCACGGCCATGAAAGCGCAGACTACGGGAGGTTCTCAGGACGATGGCTAGGGACCGCGCAAACATCCGTGTCGATATGCTCTCAAATACCGACTACCGGAGCCTTAGTATGGCTGCTCAGCATCTCTACAAGCTACTTCTCATCCACCCGACTCTGAATTACGCAGGCGTAGCCGACTGGCGGCCAGGGCGCCTGGCAAAGATCACCCGGGGCGTGACTGCGAGCGCCATTCGAGAAGCCGCTGCGGAGCTCCAGGCAGGCTCATACGTCTACGTAGATGAAGACACTGAGGAAGTCCTGATCAGGTCGTTCGTCCGGCATGACGGCCTACTCGCTAGGTACAGGATGCCAATCGCTATGGCCAACGCCTACGCTGACATCTCATCGCCGAATATTAGACGCTACTTCGTTCATGAGCTCAGACGTCTATGCAACGACAATCCGGCGATGGAGTGCTGGAAGGAACCACGCGTAGCCGGGATCCTTCGCGAGCCATCAGAAGATCTCAAAGCTATTGCTTATGTCGACACAAGCACCACCGGTAGCCCTATCGAAAACGCCATCGGTAACAGCGTCGGTTATGGCGTAAACGCTGATGAGACTACCCCAGGTGCTACTACTACCCCTACTACTACAACTACTACTTCTAACGAAGTAGTTAAAAGAGAGACGCCGCAAAAACGCGGCATCCGCATCCCAGTCAATTTCAGCATCACCGCCGAAATGGCCCAGTGGGCATCCGTCAACGCACCAAACGTGGACTTCAACCTCGAAACCATCAAGTTCAAGAACCACTGGGAATCCAAGCCCGGCCGAGATGCTACCAAGCTCGATTGGGTCAAGACCTGGCACAACTGGATCCTCAGTAGCCGCCCATCAGGAGCAGCAGGTGCACGACCCACCACTTCCGATAAGATCCGCGACACGTTTACCAGGGGCCAAGCACTCCAGGCGCAGATCACACAAACGCATCAGCCCGAGTTAGGAGCATGACCATGGAGATCCAAGAAACGGCAGCGGTGCTCGCCAAAATTCAATCCTTCGACAACCGCAACGTCGACAACCCAAACATCATGGCCTGGCACGAAGTCCTGGCACCGTACACGCTCAACGACTGCCTGAAGGCGGTCAGCCAATACTTCGCCAAGTCGGCGGACTGGATCATGCCAGCCCACGTCGTTGAACGAGTCCGGGCCATTGAGGAATGCCGCAGGAACAAGTTCCATAGCGGCGTGTACCCCACCCAGAACGACGAGCAGTCCGGCAACTGGATAGAAGTAACTCGGCGCTTGAATCGGGCTGTAGCGACCGGAACCCTCACCCCAGCGGCCTACCAGCGCTACCATGACCAGAACCTCACTTTGGGCGCTGCGCTCGGTCTGGTGGCCATCCAGTGACCCCGGCAGAAGAAGAGATCCTCAGCGCCGCGATCATCACCAGCGGCGAATGCCTGGCAGGTGTCAATCTGACAGGGCGGGACTTCAGCACCATGGCAGGTGGGCTGCTGTTCGACCTGATCAAGACCATCGCTGAGTCAGGTGGCCATGCCGACCTCATCACCATCACCAAGGCGATCAACGGACTGCCTGCAGATGAAAAACGCGGATATCCCGCCGTCTCGGTCATAAACGCATTGTTCGCGATTGGCGCGAGCGGATCAGCAAGCCCGTTCCATGCTGAGGTGATTGCCGAGGAAGCGGCAAGACGACGGCTGATTGCCGCTGGCCAGTGGCTGGTCCAGTACGGCACCGAGGGAATGGACGTCGATTCACTGGCAGACAAGGCTCTGGAAGCCGTGCAAGGCGCCGTATCTGGGGTCTCAACAACCGTGGACGCTATCGGCGCAACCCTTGCCGACACGATCAACTCCTTCGGTGAACCAGTCACCTACTCCGAGACGCCATGGGACAGCATCAACCAGCTCATCCAAGGATGGCGGCCGGGCGGGCTCTACATCATCGGAGCCCGCCCCTCAGTCGGCAAAACCATCGCCGGACTACAAGCAGCTATCAAGCTCACAGCGCTCGGCCCGGTGGCATTCATCTCCCTCGAGATGTCCGAAGTCGAACTACAGAAACGGATGATCTCCCTTGACGCGAAGATCGACATCGGCCACATCACCAGGAACAACATCACCGAGGATGACATGCAGCGCATGAGCCCGGCCATCAAACGCTGGGAAACCATGCCGCTGTACGTCGACAAGACCCATGGCGCCAAGTTCTCCGACATCAGCCGACACGTCTGGTCTGTAAAGCGGCAGCACGGTCTGGCTGCCGTCGTGATCGACTACCTACAACTCATGGAATCTTCGGACCCCAAGAAACGCGAGTACGAAGTCGTGACGGAGAACTCGAGGAAGTTGAAGCTCCTGGCCCAGCAGCTCGACGTCCCAGTGATTGCCCTGTCACAGCTGAATCGCAGCTCTGAACAGCGCGATGGGAAAGTTCCGCAACTGTCCGACCTCCGCGCCTCAGGCGGCGTGGAACAGGATGCTGACGTCGTGATCCTGCTCCACCGCGACCTCATGAAATCGCCACACGAAATTGATCTGATCGTCGCCAAGAACCGGCACGGAATCACCGGGACCGCAGACATGGACTTCTGCGGCCACTACTCCGAAATACGCGACCGCTACCAGCAAGCGGCATGACCCCTGGGGGTACTCACTTCTGGGTACCCCCAGCCAAACAAGCACACGACAGGCTGACCCGAACCGGTGTCCAGCCATTCAACCAACCCAGAAAAGAGCTCACAATGACTTTCCGACACAACGGCAATACCTATGACGAAGCCGACCTATTACCTCTAGGTGACCGAGTAAACCCCGAAGCCATCGCGGCGGGACTCATGAAAGAGATCACAGTGAAATTCAACGGCCAAGAACGCCACCTGCCGCTCATCAGTGAGGCGGGAATAACGAAACTCAAGGAAGAATTTGATCGCAATGACGCCTCCGAGTGGACACGCCCCACGCCTGAGAGTGATGAAACCTCGGGCATGTACATCATCCTCGATGACAACGGGATGCCTACCGCGACTATGGACATCGATCAGATCCAGACCGACGCCATGGGCCTAGTTTTCAGTCTCGCCGCTCACTGCGGTGACGAAGCCAAGACTGAGGAAATTCTGGCCGAGCAGGTCACCCTCCACACCACCCACGGGCTCAGTCTCGTCTTCATTGCTGCTCTCAAATCCATGACCAACGACATCCTGGCCGGAGCGTTCGACGTCATGGAAGCGACGACCGGCGCCAAGCCTCGAGAGAAAATGGCCGAACTCGGAGGCACACCCTTTCAGGATCTCTCGGCATGAGCGGCTCCAAGCTGTACATGATCAAAGATGAAGAACCCATGCTGAGTCTGAAAGCTATAGCACTGCTCATGGGAACAACTGAAGAGGTCATCGCAGAGCTCCCCTGGATCAACGGCAACCCGCAATTCCCTAAGCACCTTGAACAGGCCGGCAAGCGGATCACTCGCGAAACAATAGCCCTCCTTGGATCAGACTCCATGTGGGACTGCATCGACTACCTCGCAACGAAAGAGAACCCATGAGCACCGTTACTACAGCACCCCCAAGCCTCTCCTCACCAAAGCATCACGTGTCTGTGAGCCTTGTCCGGGTTATCAAAACTGCATGAACGCAAAGCAAGTCACCGAGGCCGACATCGCGGCTTGCACCCATCTAAATGCCCGCACCGTAGGCGAGAAACTGAAATGCCAAAGCGTGTTGAACATTAGAGACTTCCCTGCCATCGCGAGAGTCCTCGACGTTAGCCCCGACACACTGATCGCCGCGGCAGACAGTCGCTAGGCCCGATTGCAGGAGGCGGGGTGCGACCAACAATCCGCCCCGCCTCACTGCGAAAGCCCAGCCGCTATGGGACGATTCCAGCATCCACAAGAACTCAACACCAGCTCTCAGGAGGTCAACGGATGCTCGAGAACGAAGATGTTGCCCAGTACCTCACTCCCGCCGACCTGTCAGTACACCTGCAAATTTCACTCAGCACGCTTGGCACATGGCGCTCACTTCGAAAAGGGCCGCCGTTCTACCGAATGGGCGGCCTCATCCGATACCACCCTGAGGAAGTTGCTACGTGGGCCAGAGAACAAGCGACTTCGCTGAAGACATGAGGACCGGGCGATTGCGCCAATTGTGGAACTGCGGACAGGACGGTTCGACATGACCTTTCAGGTGGGAAATTTTCCCACCTGAATCAGTTGAGGTGTTCAACACCACAGCTGACCTGCGCGGTGTTGAACGCTGTCCAGCCCGTCCGTTGATTTCAACTCAACGCACGGGCTGGACAGCAAGAGCTATCAGCTTCCGGTAGTTAGGGATAGCCCGACCTCGGATGAACACACCCCCTAGTGAATGGAGACAGAATGACAAACCAAAAGATCCACTATGCCGCTGGACTCTCGAATTACGTAGTAACCAAGGATCCGTTGACCGGGCATAAGGCGCCACGCCTCAAAGACAACCCCGGGCAAGTCCACGCGGTCTACAACGACGCACGCAGGCCGGCAATGCAAGCACCCTTTTTCGTCGAAGACACTTGGGACTACAGAGCCGCGGTATGCGGAAAGCTGATTCGGGTCATCATGCCGCTGTCATTCAAGGAGACCGAAGAAAACGTCTGCCAGAAGTGTGTTGCAAAAATGGCAACCGTTGATAAGTCTCAGCCCCTTCGACATGAAGGAATCCTATCGGAACGGTTCCATCTGGGCTGGCGACCACGCTGGGCTCGGCGCGCAACACAACAGCAACCAACCCGACCCAACAAGGACGCCAAAACCCCTAGAAAGCGGGGAATATACACCTAGATCGAACGTATGTTCGTGTTAATATTAAGTCAACCAAACAAGTCTATGGAGGACGCCTGATGCAGACCGCGGACTACGAGCACACCCAGCTGAAGAATCGGCTCACAACCCACCTCAATCGGATCCCAGAACTCCTCAAAGACCTCGACATAACACTCACCATGCAAGCCAAGACAGGCGGAGTTGGCAATGGCGGAGTGTCACCAAAGGAACGTAACGCCTTCCACATCGGCGCCAGCGAAGTCCGTAGTAACTACCACTCGCTGCTGTCCAGACTCTGCACCATCATTGATAAGGATCTAGGGCGATTCGAGTACGTCACCGACACGGCCAAGCTAGCCACCAAGGCCAAGGCGCACGCCGGATGGCTAGCAACCCATGAAGAAGCAAATGACTGGGCACAGGAGCTAGATGACTTAGCCAGGGCCCGCAATCGAATGGTAGACCGCCAAGCCGAAGGAAAAGTGTTCGCCGGCACCTGCCCAACCGACAGCCAGGGGCAGGACTGCGGGACTCAGCTCTACACGAACCCCGGCAATTCAACGGCTCGATGCCCCAATTGCAAAGCTACCTGGGACGCCCGCACCTGGCGCCGCGACGCACTTCAAGCCGCAGGAATTCACCAAGGCACAGCAACCGAAATCAGCCGAGCAATCTCCGACCCCGTCACCATGGACGTCATCGCACCAGCCACAATCCGCCAATGGGCATGCCGTGGGAAGCTCGCACCAATCGGACAAAACCACCTGGGCAAGCCCCTCTACCAAATCCGAAAAGTCCGCAACCTCTGGGCCCGGACTAAGGCCAACACCTACGCCAAGGCAGCTACGTAGACACGTTCGGCAAATAGTTTGACTATGGGAACACTGTCACGTAGTTTTGACATAGCGTCGAAAGACGTGACGAAAGGCTCGAAGCGTCCCCCCAAGGGCTTCGAGCCTTTCTCTTTGCCAGCGGCAATGAACCTAAAGGCACGGCGTCCAATCCAACCGTCCACAGCTTGGCCGAGATTCTCCTATTCGATGTTCTTCACCCAATCTATCGAAAGGTTGCGCGGGTCACTGTTCGGGCATTTAGAGTTACTGCACCTCGCGGCAACAGATTCGAACCTCCGAGTCGAGTCTGCGATCGAGGTGACATCGACTTTCCGATAAATCGGTTTGCCTCCACAATCTGAACAGACTTCACGCATAATATTCCCCTTTGACCTGGATCGAATTTGATGACTTGAAGCTACGTGCTCGTCGGTGGAGATGCAAGGCTGTTGCGCTGCGACCCAACCATCTAGAGCCCGTGCGGCACCCCATCAACTCCACCGAGGACGCGAACCCCATACGCGTAACGGCCTGGCCCGCAGCCACTCAGCAGGGGGCACATCTTCCCAGCTAAGCGTGGCCGACGAAAGCCGGACATACCGCCGATGCGCTGGGTGAAAGACCTTGGAACGTCGGCAAGCAAAGCACCACTCGTTCCCGCGAGCCGCAAGCCAAGGCACACAATCACCGCCCACCAGCTCAGGCAAAGCGGAAGCAATAACCAGGGCGAACACTTAGGAGACACCATGACCCTTCCAACATTCATCGCACGGGAAGCCGTGCAGGTAGCCAACGAAGGCGGACACGTCGTCATCCTCACCCAGCAACCACACGACGTACTCACCGACCTGCTGAACAACAGCGGCGAAGAACTGGCCCGCACCATTCGCCGCACCAACGGCAATGAAGGACTCGACTTCCACGCAGGCGGAAAGATCAGGCTCGTCCGCAGAGCAGACGAGTTCCGCGGACACTCGGCAGCACTCGTCATCATCCCCATCGGCACCAGCCACGACGACATGATCACCGTCCTGCCCAGCCTCGCAGACACCCATGACAGTGCCATCGTCGGATACCACTAACCACACCAGGCGGTGACACCATGGCCGGCGACGGACAAACCAGCAGACGCTACCGCCAACAACGCGCCACCTTCCGCACCCAATGCGCCGAAGCCAACGAACCCTGCTGGCTCTGCTCCCAAGCCATCGACTACCGCATCAAATGGCCCGAAGAAGACGCCTTCGAACTAGACCACCTCTACCCACGATCAACACACCCCCAACACGCAGAAGACCCCACAAACTTCCGCGCCTCGCACCGGCTCTGCAACCAAAAACGCTCCAACAAAATGCCAACCGGCGGACTCGGAACACTCTCCAGGCAATGGCTCAAGAGCTGACCAGCCGACGAACCACAGGGGGTAGGGGCGGTCAACTCTCAAACCGTCCCCAGGGTGGACAGATCCCGGGGCGAAGCTGTTCTCTCCCCCCGCGAGCTCGGCCCGGGGTCGCCCGCACGCCCGCGGGCGTGATTATACCTAAGGATGTGCGATGGGAGTTTATGAGGCCACTTTGGTAGCCATTGCTGCTGCCCCTTACGTGGACCGTGTGGGGGCTGATGCTGGCACTGTGGAGGCCGCTCTTGCCTTGGCGAGGAAGATCGACGCTTGGGACGAGATTGTGGAGCTTGCCATGGAGCAGGCCGCCGAATCGGAACGTAAGCCGACGGTTCCGGTCCACGACAACACGTCCCTTCCAACTTTCTTGAGGTACTGCGAGGCACTGGGTCTAACCCCGGCCACGCGCAGGGCACTTGCTGCCGAGGTGAAGGCGGAGGGTGATGCTGTTGACGAGCTCAAGAAGCGCAGAGGCCGGAAGCAAGCGGCTTCTGGGTAAAACCGTTCCGCGGATCCACACGAAGCCGTTGCGTGAGCTGACGCCTGATACCTCGCTGGGGTTTGAGGCGATCGAGGCGGCGAAGATCGCCGGCCGTCGTCTGCATCCTTGGCAGGAATGGTTCCTGATTCATTCCCTTGAGTTGGCGTTGGGTTCGTTCTCTTATGACGAGTTCCCGAAGCTGCGGTTCAAGACGGTGTTGCTGCTGGTGTCCAGGCAGAACGGCAAGTCGTTCATCATGTCCACTCGCTTGTTGTGGCGGATGCTGATGTGGGACGGGCCCGAGGTTGAGTCTCCGCTGATTCTTGGCGCCGCGCACAAGCTCTCTGCGGCTGAGGAGATCCTTGACCTGACGACGATGGCGCTGCGTCGGTCGGCGGCCCGCAAATACATCGCCCATAAGTCGAACGTGAACGGCAACAAGTACTTGGAGCTCACGAACGGTTCCCGGTACAAGTGCGAGGCCGCCTCGGATGACGGTGGCCGTGGGCTGTCCGTGACGGATCTGGCCTTTGATGAGCTCCGCCAGCAGCGCGATTGGGAGTCCTGGTCGGCGCTGACGAACACGACGAACGCCCGGTACTCCTCGCAGACGCTGGCGGTGTCCAATGCCGGCACTGGTAAGTCGGATGTGCTGCGCGGCTTGCGCAAACAGGGCTTGGACCGCATCGCGGACTGGGAAAAGTATGTTGATGGCGGCCTCATGGACGCTGAGGCGTTCGCGAACCAGCACGACACCACACTGGCCCTGTTTGAGTGGTCGGCCCCTGATGGCTGCGATATCTGGGACCGTGACGGCTGGGCCCAGGCTAATCCGTCGATGGGGCATGAGGATGAGAACGGTATCGCCCTCATTACTGAGGAAACGCTCGCTTCCAAGGCCTCCTTGGTGGGTAAACCGGGTGAAGACGGTGTCCCCGAGTACGTTTTCCGGACAGAAAACCTGTGCCAGTGGGTGACTGCTGATGTTGAGGGGCCGTTCCCGCCCGAGAAGATCGAGGCTTGCACCGACAATTTGTCGGTTTTTGCGGACGATTCGCCACTGGTTTTGGCGGTTGATACCTCTCATGACCGGGGAAAAACCTATTTGGCGGTGGCCGGGTACCGCCCGGACGGGATCCCGATGGTTCAAGTCATCGCTCAGCGCGATGGCACCGAGTGGGTGGCTAAGACGGTTGCCTCCGGACTGGATTTCACACCGGATGCGGTGATTGTTCAGGGCCGCGGCGCTCCCGCGTCGTCGTTGATTGAGTATCTGCGTCAAGAGGGCGTGGAAGTCACCGAGTGCCAGGGGACGGACCTGACCTCGTCGTGTTCCCAGTTCTCTGACCGGGTCATGAACGGGTCCTTGCGGTTCACGGATCAGCCGGCGCTGATGTTGGCGCTCAAGGACGCGGTGAAGAAGGACCTGGGCGAGGTGTGGGTATGGAACCGTGCCAAGTCCCCGGTCGATGTCGCCCCGCTGTGTGCTGTGACGGAAGCCCTCTGGGGTTTGGAGACACTGCCCTCCGATGACCACACATCCGCTTATGAAGACCACGACTTGTTGGTCCTGTGATTTGAAGGAGGCTCGCTGAATGCGTGAACTCAAAGTTCTGACCGGCAAACGGGTCATCGTCGTGACGGCTGATACGGCCCTCGCCGGTGTCCTGGAGTCCGCGACGCGTGCGGCGGTCACCTTGTGTGACGCTGCGGCCGTGGACGGCCCGCAGCCGGTCCCGGTGGATGGTTTTGTCATCGTTCCGGTGTCGCGGATCAGTTATGTGCAGGTGCCCTGATGGCGGTCTTTCAAACACTGGGGGAACTTGGGTCCTGGGCTGCGTCGAACAATGTGGAGATCGTGGACGCCGGCGTGCCGTTGCTGGAGTGGGATGGCCAGTCAAGCTACGGGCCCGCCTGGAAGAATCAGCCTTCCATTCGCAAGGTCGTGGGCTTCATCGCCCGAAATACGGCGTCCACCCCGCTGCATCTCTACGAACGCAAGTCGGATCAAGACCGCGTCAGGGTCCGAGACGGAAAACTGGCCCAATTGCTGGACAGGCCCTCCCGGGCGCCAGGCGTTACCGCATACCGATTCTGGGAGTCCTTGCTCATTGACGGGCTGCTCCACGATAAATACTGCGCCCAGATCGTCCAACATGCCGACGGCTACGAGCTGGTGCGCATTCCCGCCCAACAGGTGAGGTTCAAGGGCGACTTCCTGGGCCGCATCACCACGGTGCTGATCACCAGGGACGACGGGACGATCCTTGAAGGGGATCCGGCCGATTACCTTCTGGACGCCGGCTACTCCACCCGCGGCGCGAACGGCACCTCGTCACTGCTGACCCTCAAAGAGCTCCTTGACGAATACCGCGAAGCGATCAGCTACCGCCGTTCGGTGTGGAGCAACGGGGCCCGCATCCCGGGTGTTTTGGAGCGAGAAAAGCCCTGGTCTTCGGATGTGGCCCGCGATCGGTTCGCCACCTCCTGGAAGACGTTCACCCGCGGCGGCGGCAAGGAGGGCGGCACCCCGGTCCTTGAGGACGGCATGACGTACAAGGAAGTCAACGCGTTCCGCCCGCGAGACACCCTCGACCTTGAAGGGCGGCGCCTGACCGACATTGAGGTCGCATCCTCCTACTACATCCCGCCGGAACTCGTCGGGGCCCGTGAGGGCACGTTCGCGAACATCAAGGCGTTCAAGCAGATGCTCTACGGTCCCGCACTGGGACCCTACATCGCAGCTTGGGAACAACTACTCAACTTGGTGCTTGTGCCGATGCTTGAACCGTCCCGGGACGTCTACGTCGAGGCCAATATCGAGTCGAAGCTGCGCGGATCCTTTGAGGAACAAGCAGCGGTCATGTCAACGGCCATCGGCGCCCCCTGGATGACCCGCAACGAGGGCCGAGGCAAGCAGAACCTTCCCTCGATCACTGGTGGCGACGAGCTGATCACGCCACTGAACGTCCTGATCGGCGGGCAGGCATCCCCCCAAGACGGCAAGGCAGCGCATCCGGTGTTCGCCAAGTTCGCCGAACGCCAAAACCAAGTCGTCGCCTCACAAAAGTCAGCCGGCGTCCTGGACTGGTGGGACCGGGCGCGGTGGGATCGCGAACTCACCGAGGACTTGAAAGCCGCCGGCTTAGACGATACCTCCGCCACACACCTGGCACTGCAATTCAACGACGAGGCCGAATCACGGCACCTCAAGGAGGGGAACCATGAAGACCAAGACCATTGAGATCGCCGTGAAGGCCGTCGATGACGGCGCCGAAGGCAGCTTCACCGCCTACGCTTCCGTCTTCGGCAACGTAGACAGCTACGGCGACATGGTCATCAAGGGAGCCTTCGCGGAATCCTTGGCCGAATATGCCGCCGCCGAGGCGCCAGTGCCCCTGTATTGGCGACACCGCATGGATGACCCCTTCATGAATCTGGGCGCCGCCGCCGGCAGCGAAGACGATCACGGCCTGTTGGTGAAGTGCCAGCTGGACCTTGATACCGAGGCCGGCAAGCACACGCACAAGCTGTTGAAGGAAAAGCGCGTCCGCCAGATGAGTTTCGCCTATGACGTCCTTGAAGGCGCGTGGGTGGACCGGAAGCCCGAAGACGGCGGCTCCTACTACGAGCTGCGCAAACTTCGCCTTCACGAAGTGTCCATCGTCCCCGTGGGGGCGAATCAAGACACCGAAATTCTCGCGGTCAAGACGGCAGTCGATGTCGTCAGGGCCGGGATCAAAGCTGGCCACGATTTGTCGGCCAGCGACCGGGAAGAAGCCCAGGCCGCCTACAAGGCGCTGGGGGAAATTCTCACCACCGATCAGGAACCGGATGCCGGTACTTCTGACGCCAAGACCGAGGAACCGGAAACGGTCAAGGTCGAGGAGCCGAAGGCAGCCCCGTCTAACCATGCCCTGGCGCTCAACCAGCTCATTCAATCCCTCTAAACAGGAAGGTCACTCACGTGAACCTCAAAGAACAGCTGCTCGCCCTCCAGAAGGCGATGCAGGCAACCATCGACGGCGCGAAAGCCGCCGGCCGCGACCTGACCGCAGAAGAAGCGGCGGACATCGAGTCGAAGGGCTCCGAGGCCCTTGAACTGAAGTCGCGCATCGAGTCCATCACGAAGTCCGAGAAGGCTCTCGCGGATCTTGTCGAGTTCGGCAAGTCCGACGAAGTCGCCGTGAAGAACGAAGACGGCTTCGGCGACACTCCGCTGGGCGAGCGGTTCATGAAGTCCGCCCCGTACCAGGAATTCACCAAGGCCAACCCGTCCGGCGTCGGCCAGGGCACGCCGATCAACATCGGCACCGTCCGCATCGGTTCGATGAAGGACTTCTTCGTCAACCGCAAGGCCCTCACGTCCCCCCAGGCCCGCATTCAGGACATTCGTGTCCCGATGGTTGACCAGGTCGAGCGCCCGCAGCTGACCTTGCTGGATCTGATCAGCCGCGGCCAGACCGGCGGCAACTTCGAGTACGTGCAGGTCACCGCGGTGACCCGCAATGCCAAGGTCGTTCCCGAAGCGACCTCGGGCACGGATGCGGCGGCCCTCAAGCCGATCTCCGAGATCAGCACCGAGCTGGCCGACGCGAAGGTCTACACCTACGCTGACGGCTACGACGTCACCAACCAGCTGCTCTCGGACGCCCCGGCGTTCGCCACGTACATGAACGGCGAGCTGAAGTACTCGCTGGACTCGGTCCTGGAGGACAAGCTCCTCAACGGCTCCGGCGTCTCCGGCGAGCCCAAGGGCATCTTGCACACCACCGGCATCCAAGACCACTCGTTCACGGGCACCGCCCCGATGGACATGGTCAAGGCCGTCCGCCGCGCCATCACCCGGGTGACTCGCCTCAACGGCGGCCGCGTGGACGCGATCCTCATCAACCCCGAAGATGAGGAAGAGATCGACCTGATGCAGGACGCCAACGAGCGTTTCTACGGTCAGGGCCCGTTCAGCCTGGCACCGGGCACCCTGTGGGGGCGCCCGCGCATCACGTCCGAGCGCATCGAGGCCGGCACGTTCCTGCTCGGCGACTTCAAGCAGGTCGCCCTGCTCGACCGTGAAGGCCTGTCCATCCAGGCGTTCAACCAGCACAAGGACTACGCCCAGCGCAACATGACCTACGTGCGTGCCGAGCTGCGCGCCGCCCAGGTCATCTGGAAGCCGTCCCGCCTGGTCTTCGGCCACCGAGGAGCATAGCCATGGCTGACGTGGACATTGTCGTCATTGACGGCATCCGCTACCGCAAGGACGATGCCAAGCGCCGCGGCCTGCTGGAACCGGAGCCGGAAGCCAAGGCCGAGGAGCCCAAGGCCAAGGCTGTTTCGAACAAGGCCGCCAACCCGGCCAGCAAGTAGACCCGAAGGGAGGGAGCGCCATGGGCATTCCCCCGATAGTAGAACTCGCCGGTGACTCCCTCCCTCTGGATCCACAGTTTTGGCTTGATGCTGCAACCGCGTCAGTGCGAAGGTACTGCGGCTGGCACATCACCCCGGAAATTGAGGAAACGATCATCCTCGACGGGCGCGGCGGGGAAGATGTGCTCATCCCCACCACGAACCTGGTGGCACTGATCGCTTGCACCAGCGACGGTCAAGACGTTCTCGCAGACGTGGACCCTTCAACGAAGGGAATCCTGAGCCGGCGCACCGGCCACTGGTCGCTGCGAAACTCCGGGATCAGCATCACCATCAAGCACGGGTATGAGTCGGCGCCCGATGTGGCCGGACTCATTGCGTCCATTGCCTCACGGGCTGTCATGAACCCTGGCGGAAACATCGTGAACCAGCGCGCCGGCACACAGTCCTTGACCCTCGCCACTTCCGGGGGAGCCTCAGCGTCCATCCCCTTGATGGCCACCGAGAAGGAGCTCCTGGAGCCCTACCGACTGAATTGGGGGCCCTAATGCTGGGACTTGCTGGCGGTGAAACTGTTCTGCATCGCGCCTATGTGGGCGTGGTGCGGGACAGCCACGGAAACGCCATCGCCCAGTACGCGGCCGCGGTCCCCATCCCCGGGGTCGGTGTTGACGTTCCGGACGCTCAGGAACCCCGAGACGGGGCCTCTCAACGGCAAACGACTGATGCCGTGCTGTTCTTCCCACCGGGGTTCAACTGCGGACGCAGAGACCTGTTTACGATTCGCGGGGAGGAATACGGTGTCGAGGGCAACGCGCCACCGATTTCCAACTTCTTCACCGGAACCTTGTTCCGCACCGAGGTGAAAGTGAGGCGCGTGGATGGCTAAGAAGCTGAAGTTGAACCTGAAGGGCTTCGAAGATGTCCGCACCAGCCACAAGGTCCGGGACGAGCTGCGGAAGCGCGCAAAGAAGGTTGCGGCCGCTGCCGGCGGCGAGGCCAAGGGCTTCAAAGTCACTGACCTTGTTCTGGAACGCAACCGGGCGGCCGTGTCCGTACTGGCGACCGGGCACGCGTTGAACAGCAACCGCAAGCATCATTCGTTGATCCGGGCCCTGGATGCTGGTCGTGACTGAGGTCATCCTGTTCCCGGATCCTGTCGCCCGCGCCATCTCCTTTCTGACGGCCTACCTGCCGGTCGATGTGTGGGTGAGTCAAGACATCCCCGCGGATCGACCCGAGGAGCTTGTGACCGTCACGGACACGGGCGGTGCCGGCGTCCATGACCATGTGTTGGACGAAACCCGGTTGACGTTGGATATTTGGGCGCCGAACAGCCCCCGCGCATCGCAACTGGCACGCACCATCTACGCGTTGATGCGCGCCTGGCCCGGCGCCGAGCCGGGCGTCTATCTCCGGAAGGGCTGGTCCAGGCCAGCCTATTTCCCGGACAGTGAAACTCGCATACCCCGGTATGTGTTGACCGTGACGTTCTCCTTCAGGGGGGAAGCGGTCGAAGTACGCCCCGTCTGATCTGACGGGGCTTTTCCTTTGAAACGGGCCGACGCAATCACCCTCTGAAAAGGATGTACTCATCATGACCACTGGAACAAACGCAGTCCTCGTCGGCGCCCCCATCACCGCGACTGGCGGGTTGCTCTTTGGCGATCTGTCCGTCGCCCTGCCCACCGACGCCAAGACCCCTCTCGACCCGGCCTGGGTCAAGGGCGGCTACATCGGCGAAGACGGGGTGACCCGCACGACGGACGCCTCCGACGACAAGATCAAGGCCTGGGGCGGCGATGCGGTCAAGATCGTCCGCACCGAGCACTCCATCACCTACAAGTTCTCCTTCCTGGAGTCCGCGAATGCGGCGGTGCTCAAGCTCATCCACGGCGAAGCAAACGTCACCGTCACCGCCGGCTCCGTCAAGGTCAAGCACACCTCCCGCATGCCCGCCCGAAAGGCGTACGTGCTGGACATGAAGGACGCCGCCTCCTCGATCCGCGAGGTTGTCCCGGACGGTCAGATCACCACTTCCGGTGATGTCACCTTCGTCCACTCGGACGTGATCCGGTACGAGGTCACCATCGAAGCGTTCCCGGACGATTCCGGCGTCAAGGCCGTCTCCTACATGGACGACGGCACGGGCGTCTAAGCCCCCAATCTCCTGTGCCCCGGTTTCACCATGCGTCGGCTCGCCGGGGCACAGGCCTTTCCCTTTCCCAGAGCCGACATTCTCACCAAGGAGCCGACGATGCCCGTTTCAAAGACCCGCAAGAATGCCCGCAAGACCACCAAACTTTACCGGATGGTGACGTTCACCAACGAGCTGTTCACCGATGACTTCACCTTCCCCGACTTTGGCCAGTTGTCCATCGGCACCATTGAGGCACTGAACAATGGCGACGTCGGCAAGGTGTGCGCCTGGTTGAAGGAAGCCAACGTCGATGACGATTCCATCGACGCGTTCCGCACCCTGTCCCAGGATGAACTGCAGGACTTCATCGGCGACTGGACCGACGGAAACTTGGCCGACCTCCCAAAATAAATGGGCTGATCAACGCCCGAAAAAAACATCCTGAAGCGTTCGAAGCGACGTTGATAGAGCGGGGCCTGCGCTGGCGTGATATCGGGTCCCGCTCGTTCACCTGGGACGACTGCCACGCCATCATCTCCACCCTGCCCTTTGACGCGCCACTGGTGCGTGCTGGGGGCCCTGAGTGGGTTTGGTATCACCCGCTGGCGGACATGGTGGCCGGCATCTACGACAACACCGGCGCCATCGGCGCCACTCAAGCGCGCCGATCCCACATCAAGAAATCCGAGGTCCCGAAACCGTTGGTCCGCCCATGGATGAAGGACGAGCACGTGGACAAACTCGGAAACACACCACGGCCCATTGACGAACTAAATGAACTTCTAGGATGGTAGGTGCGCTTTGGCTACTGGTGTTGAACTGGCCGTTGGTTATGTAACTCTGACCACCGAAACCAAGGGCTTGGCCCGCGACGTGGCCCGCGCCTTCACCGGCGTGCAGACCCAGGCCGGGCGCGCCGGCCAAGCCATGGGCACGGCCATGACCCGCTCATTCAACACCGCACGCCCCGACATGGCCGCCCTGGGCCGCCAGGTCGAGGTCGCCCAGCAGCGCATCACGGCCTCGGCCGAGCAGTCGGCCACCAAGCAGGAGGCGGCTACCCGCAAGGTAGCCATCGCCCAGGCCAAGCTCACCGAGGCCACCCAGAAGCACGGCACAACCTCCTCACAAGCACTCTCCGCCGCCGATCGCCTGGCCACCGCCCAGCAACGGCTGGAAGCTGAAACGCTGGGGGCCGCCTCGTCACAAGACCGGTTGCAGCGGGAATTGAAGGAATCACAGGCCGCCGTGGAGCGCGCCGCGGGGGCATCTGAGACCGCATCACGCACCTACGCGGACGGCTGGAAAGGCGTTGGCCAGCGCGTCAAAGAACACCTCTCTCGCGGCGTCCACGATGCCACCCAGGACGCGGAGACTCAGGCGAAACAGGGCGGCACCCGCGGCGGATCCGTGTTCGCCACCGCCTTCAAAGCAGGCCTTGGCCTCATGGCCGCCAAATTCTCCGTTGACGCCGTCGTTGGTGGCATCAAAGACGCCATCGGCGGCGCCGGCGACATCGAGCAGTCCATTGGGGCCATCGGCTCCGTCTTCAAAACCTCCGAAGGCCAAATGCTGGCCTGGTCCCAGACGGCGGCGAAGACGGTGGGCCTGTCCTCAAACGACTACAACGAACTGGCCACCGTGCTGGGCGCGCAGCTGAAGAACGCTGGCGTGAGCCTGGACCAGGTCGGGTCGAAAGCCAACGGCCTGATCACCACCGGCGCTGACCTGTCCTCCATGTTCGGTGGCACCGCAGCGGAAGCCGTCGGGGCACTCTCCTCAGCGCTCAAGGGCGAAATGGACCCGATCGAGAAGTACGGTATCAGCCTCAACGAGGCGGCACTGAAGGCCCAAGCCATGTCCATGGGCCTGTTGAAGCCCGTCAAGGACGCCGGCAAGATCGCCGTCGCCACGGGCAAGATGGAACTCGCACAGCGCAAGTACAACGACGCGGTAGCCAAGTCCGGCGCCGACTCGGACAAGGCTCTCGCAGCCAAAAACACCTTGACCGCGGCCCAGAACGCCTTCGACTCGGCCACAACCGGATCCTTGCCGCCCCTGGATGCCCAAACCAAGGCGATGGCCGTTATGGCTGCCATCGAAAAGCAGTCCGCTGACGCCAAGGGCAACTTCGCCAAGGAAGAGGACACGTTCTCTCACAAGCAGCAAGTAGCCGCCGCCCAGTGGGAGAACATCTCCACCAAAATTGGCGGGTTCTTCCTGCCGGCCGCCACCGCCGCCTTCGGCTTCATCGGAGATAAGGCGATGCCGATCCTCGACTCGGTCATTGGCGGGCTACAAGCATTCGGCGCCGCCTTCTCCTCTGCCGACAACGACATCACCTCCGCCGGATTCGCCGGCCATATGGAGCGATTTGGGCAGATCGTCCGCGACAACAGCGGCTGGATTACGGCACTTGCCGCTGGCGTTGCGGGGTACGTCGTAGCGGTAAAGGCGATCATGGTCGTCGAGGCCGTCGGAAAGGCAATTAAGTCTATGGCTGCGGCCCAGTGGGGCTTGAACGCCGCCATGTCCGCTAACCCGATTGGCATTGTCGTGGCCATTCTGGTGGCCCTTGTCGCTGGCTTCATCCTTGCTTACAACAAGATCGGCTGGTTCAAGGACTTTGTTGATGGCGCCCTGAAGGCTGTTGGCGGGTTCTTTACCTGGCTCTGGCAGTACGCGATCAAGCCCGCCTTTGACGGGATTATGGCCGTCGTCGGTGCCGTGGTGAATTGGTTCCAAACAACCGCGATGCCGATCATCAAAACTGCCGTGGACGTCATTGGTGGAGTGTTCGCCTGGCTGTGGAACTACATTGTGAAGCCGTATTTCGGTTTCATCCAGACGTACATCAGCGTGGTCTTCACCGTCATCAAGGCAGTATTTCAGCTGATCGTGGCTGTGGTGACGTACGTCCTCGCCCCCGTCTTTATGTGGCTTTGGCAGAACATCATCCAGCCCGTATTCAAGGGCATTGGAAACTACATTGGCTGGGTATGGAACACCATCATCACGCCCATCTTCAACGCCATCAAGTGGTACATCAACAACATCCTGGCTCCCGTATTTACGTGGCTGTGGCAGAACATCATCAAACCCGCCTTTGACGGGATCAGTTCAGTGATCAAGTTCGTGTGGGAGAAGGGCATCAAGCCGGTCTTCGATTTCCTCTCGAACGCCATCAAGAACGACGTCCCGGCTGCGTTCAAAAAGGGTGTTGACGCAGTCAAGGCGGCTTGGGAATCAATCCAGGCTGTGGCCAAAAAGCCCGTGCTGTTTGTCATTGAGAAGGTCATCAACGAGGGACTGATCGGCGCGTTCAACTCCGTGGCCGGTTTCATCGACCCCAAGGGCGCGATCGTCAAGCCGCTCGGGACGGTTAAGCCGCCTGCGGGTTGGGCTACTGGTGGTTGGACTGGGCCGGGAGCGCGTCTGCAACCTGCCGGCATTGTGCATGCTGACGAGTTCGTGGTCAAGAAGTCCTCGCGCCGATCGATTGAAGGCCGGGCGCCTGGGCTGTTGGATGCTTTCAACCAGCACGGCGCCGGCGCCTTGGGCATGCTCGGCTTCGCCAACGGTGGCCGGGTGTGGCCAACCAAGTCGAAGACACTCACACAGGGTTACAGTGCCAGCCATGACGGCATTGACATTGGTGTCCCTGTGGGCACCCCGGTCTATGCCACGGGCCCGGGCGTCGTGGACTTCGCAGGTGTCAGCCCGAACCTTGGCAATGTCTGGGGAGGTAACGAGATCCGCGTGATGGGCGATGGCCTGGAACGGTGGTTCTCGCACCTGTCCCAGATCATGGTCAGGGTTGGCCAGAAGGTCAGCCCCGGCCAACAGATCGGCCTCTCCGGCAATTCGGGCATCACCTCCGGCCCGCACCTTCACTTTGGTGTGTACCAGGGCGGCTACCCGAACTCCATGAATCCGCTCAGTTACCTGGCCGGGGCATCCGCACCCTCCGGTGGCGGCGGCGGGTTCAACCCGGTTGCGGCATTGGTCGGCATGGCCAAGGCCAAGCTCACCGCAGCGTTCCCCGGCGGCGGTTCCGTGGTCAACATGGCCATCGGGGCCGGAGAGAAGCTAATCGGTGGAGTCGGCGAGTGGGTGAAGGACAAGCTCGGCTCAGTGGTGTCGGGCGCCGTCAATGGCGTCAAAGCTGTTGCCGGCGATGTTGGCATGCGGGCACGGTGGATGCCCATGATCAACGCGGCTCTGATCCAAACAGGCCACGGCGATCTTGGGCTGATCGGCAATTCTGCCTCCATGTACCGGCGGATGATGCAGGAATCGGGCGGCGACCCGAATGCGGTCAATAACTGGGACTCCAATGCCGCGGCGGGGCAGCCCTCCAAGGGCCTGATGCAGCTCATCCCGTCCACGTTCGAGGCGTACAGGGACCGTGGCTTGTCAGCGGATATTTTCAATCCGATGGCGAACATGGTTGCCTCCATCCGGTACACCCAGGACAGGTACGGTGATCTCCGCACGGGCTGGGACCGGGCGGGCGGATACTCCAAGGGCGGCCTGGTCACCCCGACGTTGTTTGACGGCGGTGGATGGCTGACCAACACGGGCGCACCGCAAATCATTGATCACCAGCGGCGCAAGCCTGATGCGGTACTGACCAATGAGCAGTGGCGCGACGTGCACACGCTGGTATCAGATCCGGTAGACCGTGCCCCTGTCATTTGGAATGTGCAGCTCCCGCCGAAGGCGGGCGTCAATGAATTCATGGACGCGGTATCCCATGTGGAACGCGTCAAGGCTCGTGGAGGTGCACGCCGATGATGTTCAAGTATCGAGGGGTGGAATTTGGTGGCGGGGTTGGTCCTTTGATCGTGACGGGATTCGTTCCCGGCGCGGCAGAGATCCGCGGCGATGACGTGCCCCGCCCTAACGGTGACGGGACGATTGCTGGCCGGGACTTTCTTGGCTCATCGACCTGGGCGTTTGACTTGTCCACCATCGGCGATGACCTTGCCGAGGCATTGGCGGCCGCCGGCGCTCTGGAGTCTGCTTGGAAAGACCCGACTGTACGGTTGGCGCCGTCCGTCATCGTCCCGCTCTCCTACGAGATCGCGGGGCGGTGGCGGCGCGTGTACGGCCGTCCCGGTGCGTTCACCGGCATCGACGGCGGCATCCATGCCGTGCAGGGCGCCGGGCAGCTTGTGTGCGACTTCAAGGTCCACGACTACCGGCACTACGACGACGCCGAGACGAGCGTCGTCCTGACCATTGTGCCGGCGACGACGGGCGGGCTGATGGCCCCGTTGGTTGCGCCCTTGTCCACGGTGCGCAGCAGCGCGCCACGGGCCGGGCGCGTCACCAATACCGGGGACACTGCAACACCACTGAAGGTGACCTTCAAGGGCCCGATAATCGACCCGTGGGTGCGCTCACCCTCAGGCTGGGAAGTCGCGTTGACAGGAACCCTGGCCTACGACGTGACCGTGACCGTGGACCCGCTGGCCGGGAAGGTGACCCGCAATGATGGTGCATCGGTGGCCGGGATGCTGACCCGCAAAACCCGGCTGTCGGGAACGCTCCTGCCCTCGGGGTCCACGGATCTGACCTTTGGCGGGACGGACCTGACCGGGACCGCGACCGCCACTCTGGCCTGGCGCAACGCCTACTCATCTATCTGACCAATTCTCATCTTGACGCTCCACCGTGTGGTGGGGCGTTTCTTCTTGCCCTAGGAGGCTCGCATGGCTTTTGACTCGACCCCATGGTTTGTCGGTGGCGGTGCTCAGCATTCCCCGGAAGTGGCCCGTGGGTTCGCGTATTCGGCGACGTCCGGGCTGGAAGGCATTTCGGGGGTCACGGATCTGCGCGTGCAAGCGCAGAGCGTTCCCAACGGAACGGTGCGAATCTTGCCGGGCAATGCCGTGATCTTGAACCGGTACCCGGGCGCCGCGGGACAGTCCTACACGTTGCAGAGCCGGACGGCGACGGATGTCCCCATTGCCCCGACCGGGTCCTCCGGCGGCCGCACGGACCTGGTGGTGGCCCGCGTCCTTGACCCCCAGTACGAAGGGGCAGCACCGACGGATCCGACAGCCTTTGAATATGCGCGCCCCTTCGTGATCCAGGGCGTGCCGGCCTCGATCAAAACGTTCAAGGAATTGGGCCTGAATTATCCGGCGATCGCGTTGGCGAAGGTGACCATCCCGGCCAACACGGCCACGATCACCGCGGCCATGATCACCGGGTTGCGGCGGGTGACGCAGGCCTTCAAGGACGGGGACACGCTCGTCATCTTCCCGACCGCGGAGAACGTGATGCCGGTGGCCGGGTATGGGTCATGGCCGCTGACGGCCGCACAGAAACCCACCGTGTCGGTGCCTGTGTGGGCCACAAGTGTCACGATCCAGGCCACGGTCACCGGCGTCGTGTACACCAAGGGCACCAACGGTACGGACTCCAAGGCCGGGGCCCGCACCGGCTTCGGGTCCTCTGATCCGTCCGAGAATGGCATCATCATCCAGGACGCCGAAGACAGCGGCGGCCGGTACACGTACTCCTGGCTCGGCAAACACCTCATTGACGCATCAATGCGAGACACCGATCAGGTCATCAATCTCCAGGCCACCCGCTCCGCCGGGACCGGGAACTGGAAGATCGATAACCAGTCGCAAATCATGATCCGCTACGAATTCAGGGGCGGCGCGCAGTGAGCTGGCGTTTCCACCTGATGTCGTTGCCCTCCCGAGCCTGGATTGACCATGAGCTCCCACTGGGGGGTGCACAGGTGACGGAATCGGTCAGCGCCCCAGCCTCCATCACCGGTTCAATCCCGCTCGGCTATGCGGACCGTGACCAGATTCGTGAGTGGGGGGCCATGATTGTCGCCGAGCAGGACGGCCGTGACCCCGTGGCGGCCATCGTGGACGCCATCACCACGGACGGCGACAACCTCAGGATCGAGGCCGGCGGCTTCTCCATGTACCCGACCGGGATGCCCTGGACGGACGCCGAATTTTCAAGCACCAGCGTGGACCCGCTGGACGTGGTCCGGCTCATCTGGATGAACCTTCAGGCGAAGCCGGCCGGCGCGCTGGGCGTTGTCGTGGACGGCGCGAAGTCCACGGTCCGCCTGGGAGTGCCGGAGGACCCGAAGCTCACAGCGGCGAAAGCGGCCGTGGCCATGGCCACGACGGCGGAAAGGGCGGCGAAGGCCACTTACGAAGCGGCCGTGCGCACCCAGGCCGTGGCCAAGAAGTCACTGCTGGCCACGACAGGGCGCCCGACCAGTGGCCTGATCCTCAATCAGGACAGCGCCCCATCCGGCGACAAACGGTCAGTGAAGAACCTTTGGCTGGACAAGAACGACGGCAACAAGGCCTACATCTGGAACGCCAAGACCAAGAAGTGGGCGATGATCACCACGCCGCCGCAGGCCATCATCAACAGCCGTTTCGCGGAGCTCCAGAGTGCAGGGACGGTCGTGGCCAACACGAAAAAGGGCTACGACCTTCGCAAAAAGGAGACCTCGGCGGCGAAGTCCAAGCAGTCCGACATTCAAGGCGGCGAGGCGAATCCGTTCATGCTGACCTGGTGGGATACCCACGACCTCGGCGGCGTCATTGACGATCTGGCCAGGAACACTCCCTTCGAGTACCGGGAAAAGTCCGAATGGTCGGGCGAAGCGCTCACGCACCGCCTTGAAATCGGCGTCCCCGTGCTGGGGTCCCGGCGGTCCGATCTGCGCTTTGAGATCGGCGTCAACGTCACAGCCCCGCCGCCCCTGAATGAGCGCGATTACGCGTCCGAGGTGTTGGTGCTGGGCGCCGGCGAGGGCCGGGCCATGGTCCGGGCAACCACCACCGGGAACCCTGGCCGGGTGCGCCGGGCCGTGGTGGTGGAACGCAAAGACCTCACCAAGACCGCGGCCGCCTCGATTGCGTCCAAAGCCGCCATTGCGGCAAGGAAGGCCGAATGGGACTTCGATTCCCTGCAAGTCCTGGACCACGAGCTGGCACCCTATGGCTCATTCCGCGCCGGGGACCAGATCCCCGTGGTGGGGGACGCCGGATGGAAGCAGCTGGACACCTGGGTGCGGGTCTTGGACATCACGACTGACTGCGTCACAGGCGCAATGGATTTGAAAGTGGAGGCTACGTGAGCAAATTACACGATGATGCGCGCTGGCTGGTCGATCGAATCACCGCCGGCGACGCCGCGATCAAAGCCTTGTCGAAGCCGCAGCTGGGCACGAGCTCGATCGAGACAGGCAGCATCGAAGAATACGACGTCGAGGGCACGCTCATGTCCGTCACGGGCCAGCAGTTCGACGGCACCCACGGGACAGTGACAGTGGCCGGGCCCATCCCGCCGGAACCGGCGCCACCCTCCCTGACGGTGGGTACCGGCCAAGTCGAGGTGCGCTGGTCCGGGAAGTTCCTCGACGAGGCCACCTCGCCGATGGATTTCTCCCATGTCTCGGTGCACGTCTCCGAGCTGGAGGTCTTCACCCCGGACAATGACACGCAGCGGGCGACGATCACGGGCGAGTCCGGAGACCTCGCCACGGTTCTTCTGGACTCTGGGGAGTGGTATTTCCTGCTCGTCGCCGTCTCGAAGGCCGGCAAATGGTCGGACCCGTCCGAAACCGTCTTGGCCGAGGTCGCGGACGTCCTCAGCCCGGACGCGATCCTGGACGAACTGATCAACATTGACGAGAAATTCACAGATGTTGACCGCACCCTGGCAGAGGTCCAGATCAGTGTGGACGGCAAGACCAGCATCCACAACTCGATCGAGGACGCGCCCGCGGGCGAGTTCGCCGAGGGCGACCATTGGCAGAAATGGACGACCCTCGACGTCGGCGGCAAGCTCCTCGCCTCCTGGCGGTACACGGCCGGGGCCTGGGTGGCCGAGTCCATGGACCCCACCTACCTGCCCAAGATCGACATTGGCGCCGGCACCTTCGGCCAGCTCGTGGGTGGACGCCTTGTCGCGGGCACCATCACAGCACCCCTGCTGGAAACCAAGCTGGTACTGACCACGGACATCATCGCCGGCAACCCGGCAGGGACCCACGCGAAGATGAACGCCAGCGGCTTCCGGGCCCTGGCCAGCACCGACGGCAACGCCCCCACGGAAGTAATCCGCATGGGCACCGACACCGATGACTACTTTGGCGTCGTCAACGCCGGTGGCAAGCTCGTCGCCTCCATCACCAGCGGCGGCGACTTCTCCGGCCAGTCCGGCGACTTCGCCAACGACATCTCCATCGCAGGAACATCCATCTTGGAAACCATTGCGGCACTGCCCAAGGGCCTTGCCGCCTGGGCGTCCAGGGCCACGAACTCGCTGTACTGGGCCGGCACCGCCGCGCAACCGTACCTGCACCTGCAATTCGATGCCGAGCCGGGCCGGGCCTACATGGTCCAGACCAACCCGATCAGCATCGACTCGGACACGGCCAACGTCGAGGCAGTCGTCTACCTCCAATATGAGGAGGACGGGTCACCGGCCACGAACTCATCCCCGGTCATCGCCCGCGGCACCTCGGCCCAGGCCTCGGCGTCCACACGGCGCACCCCCGTGGTCATCAACCGGCTGATCACACCCCCGCCGGGGCCGGTCTCGCTGCTGATCTCCTACGGGACGATCTCCACGGGCCGGGCCAAAATCGTAGCAACCCCGGCCGGCCAATCCGTGGTCATGACCGTCACCGACATTGGCGCATCCCCGCCCATGACGGGCGAGATCCGCAACGGCACCTCCGACGCGGCCACGGGAGGCACCGGCGGCGGGTCAACCGCCCCGCCACCCACCCCGGTCAAGAACTACGACAAAACCTGGTCCGCCACCGGAATGCGGTCCTTCATCGGCTCCGGAGCCGTCTACGACTACAACCCTCAATACATGTACTCCGGACAATCACCGGCCGGCTACGGGGACCTGTCCTCCATGGCAATCTTCCCGAACCTCACCGGGGAACTGTCCGGGGCCACGATCACCGCCATGTGGGTCTACGTCTACTACGACTTCTGGTACCAGGGATCCGGCGGCGCAGCCTACATCGGATTCCACGGCCAGACCGGCCTCACCGGCTCACGGCCAGCCAAAACATATTCGCATGCACTCTCCGCGAATTGGCCCCGGGCCGCCGGGCGGTGGGTGCCCATCAACAGCAGCACCTTCGCCGGCTGGAAAGCAGGCACACACCGCGGCATCACCCTCGGCGGATCCGGCGGCGGGTACGAACGCTACGGCTACGCCCACGACGCCCGCATCCGCATCAAATACACCAAGTAAGGAGGCCACCTTTGGCCGATTCAGAACTGCTCAAATACGCCCGCGCCCGCGACGACCAGGAATTCGTGTGGCGGGTCTCCGCGGCCATGACCGTGGAGGCACAGTACAAGCTCGGCGCCCAACCCGACATGAGCCTCGAAGCGCACAAGCTCATGGACTGGACGCTGGATAACCCATTGACGCCGGATGCCCTGATGATCTCCTTCGCGTCCACGGATCAGAACGTGGCCAAAGACATCACCGTGACCGAGGGCGCCGTGAACACCTCCGCGGTTACCGATGCAGCGATCCGCGCCGTCGTCGGGGCCCGCTGGGACATCGTCGCCAAACGACGATTCGAGATCGTCAAATGACCCTCCACGGACTAGCTGCCATCGCCCACTACGGTGCAAAGGTGGTGACGGACGGCAGCGAAACCCGGGATCTGACATGGGTATTGCCGGTCGCCGTACAGATCGGCCTCCCCATCGTCCTCGCTCTCATCACCAGCCTGGTGACGTGGGGAGTCTCCCAGACGAAAGCGAAAAACGACCGCGCCGCCCAGCTCGCCGACTTTGACGGAAAGAAAAAGGCCGCGGCCCTGGCCCGCGACAAACAGCTGTTCGACACGCAGCAAGCCATCATCGACAAACTACAGGCCGCCAACACGACCGCCGGCGAGCGCGAAGAACGCATGGATCGCAAGTTTGATCAGCTCTACGCCTCGCTCGGCTTTGAACGGGCCTACTCCATGGAGTGGGAGGAATGGCATAGCAATGGCATGCCCAACCCGCCCGGGATCCCCAAGCGCCGGCACCTCGCACAACCACCAGCCACCTAACCCGGGTGGCCTTTTCTTTGCCCAAGGAGGGCGCATGACAACTCCCAAACAGGAGGCATGGTTTGCTACCGCGATTGGCCGTGCCACTGACCCCGACAATGTCGGCGGCTTGCAGTGCGTGGACGCGGCCAAGGACTACGCGGAACACATCTTCGGCATCGGTTGGAAGTCCGCATGGCCAGGCGCCGGCAACGCCAAGGACATGCTCTACACATACAACCCTGACTACTTCGACCGGATCCCCAACGACCCCAGCAACCCGGGCCTGATCCCGCGGCGTGGCGACGTCATCATCTGGGGCGGCACCGCAGACGACGGCATCAACCCCTACGGCCACATCGCAGTCGTTGTTTCCGCGAACACGGCCGGGGTCGATGTCATCCAGCAGGACGGGTTCCTCCAAGTACCCATGTACGCCGGCACTCTGCCATACAGCGGCCCGGGCACCGGCGTATGCACAGGCTGGCTCCGGCCGAAGCTCTCCGCCAACCTCACCCCGCAAAGCAACTCCACCACACCCACCGCACAGAAAGACTGGTTTGATATGGCAGAGCCCGCAGACCTCCGCAAGATCATCAAGGAAGAAATCGCCGCAGCCAACCCGTGGGCGTACAAGAACCCCAAGCTGGAGAAGGACGACGCCTACGCCCTGCTCCGGGCCACCCGCACCTACGTGGTGAAGAACGCCGGCGCCATTGCCGGGCTCACCTCGCTGGTGGGCCAGCTCGCCAAGGGCCAGGGTGTTCCCATCGACCTGGCCGCAGTCGAGGCAGCCGCCGCAAAGGGCGCCGCCGCCGCACTGGCCGCAGGCGTCGACCTCGACGCCACGGTGACCATCAAGGGTGCCGCGCAGTGACCGGCCAGCACGCCGCTCTGTCCACGCAGGCCCAGTATCCGTGGAAGGCAGTAGCGCGCACGGTGCTGCAGATCGTCATCGGCCTGGCAGTCTCGGCACCTCTCATCGTTGCAGCGATCACGGGCGATTCCGCAGAAGCCGCAGGGGGCGCGCTGGCGGTCTTCCTAACCGTCGCAGCAGCGATCACCCGCCTCATGGCTGTTCCGCTCGTCAACGGCTGGCTGACGACTGTAGGACTTGGCGCCGCACCTAAGCCCGCGACGCCGCCCGGTGACCCGAACCTGACCGACGAATACCACCCCGCCGACTCTCCCTGACCCCACGAAAAAGCGCCCCCGAACTCGTCACGAGTTTGGGGGCGCTTTCTATTTGATACCCGGCTTCTGGGGCGAATAATTCCACAGGTCTAGGTCTCTCCAGCCGGAAGGGAACCCCATGGCATTCTCAGGGGTGATCGCTTCCAATCCCGGAAACTTCTGGCTTACCTTAGTTTTCAACGCACGCGGCCAGTTCGTTGTCGGGTCTATCCGGGTGATTATGTAGGCCATGATTGCCAAGGGGGCGTAGATCTTGTTGTTTGGAAGGGTTGCGCGCAAATGCCGCAGTTCTGGCTCAACGATTGAAGGATTGAAGCTACCAATGTTGTAGGTCAAGCTTCGGTTCCACAACCGCGAATGGTGAGCGCTGGTATTTCGGACGACGCCTAGGCTGAGCAGCCAGGTGCGCAGTGATTGAGCATTCTTGACTCCCAAGTAACTGGCCACTTCATTCTGATCAGCCTTGTTCAGGAGACTGTATAGGCGGATGACTCCACCGAAGTCTAAAACCTCGACCGCAACCCAAATAGGAAGTACTCCGTCGTACTTCAACGTGTAGTGGCGGACGAAATCCTCAGAGTTAGCCTGACGCTTCAGCGAGTCGTAGCGAGCAGTCCAAGCATCAAATGCAGTATTTCCCTCTGGGAGCAGGCGCCCACAAGCGTCCTGGTCTAAAGATTCAATCTTGAGGTGGCCAAAACGATCACGCCTCCCAAGAACGTAGGCAACGTGCACACGGAGTCCAATTTCGATCGTTTTCAGCGCCTCCATGCAAAGGAGGCGCAGAGAGCCGTCGAACTCGTAGAGCTTGAGTGCATCAGTGAGTTTGTAGCCAAGTTCAAAGTCTGGCTGACGGTATTGGTATGGGGTCTCGCCATCGTCCCCAGGCTCTAGTGTTTTGCGAAATGGATAGGTGTACGCGGACAGCCGGTAGTAGCCGATTCGCGACAACGCCGCGGGAGCGTCACAACCTGAGCAGTCCAGGCCGCGGGACTCAAGTACTTCAGCTTGCTCGGCAAAGCTCAGGTGTGGCCGGTCGTACTCAGTCATCTACTCCCCAAGGAACAAGAAAACCGACCCTTGATAGCAAGAAGCTAACAGCGGGGCCGGTGTTTATGTTGCAACCATATCAGGGATTCTTGTGGCCGGATGTAACGATTTGCCTCATATATGAGCAAAAACACCACTTCAGCCAACCACCCCAAACCGCACCATCTCCCCGCACGCCACCAGCTCTCGGTGCCCCACGAAAAGCGCCCCACCCGGTGACGGGTGGGGCGCTTTTCGTGGTTAACGCCGGCCGTCTCGGATCTGGTAGATCCTGGGGCGAGATAAGCCGGTGGCATCGGCAATCTGGGCCGCCTTCATCCCGTCGGCAAGGGCGGCCCGGATCCCATCGCGGAAGGCCGCGTCCGCCTTCTCAAAGGCATCTTCTGCCGCCGCCCGTTTCTGCCGGAGCTTCACCAGGTCCCGCTCACTGGCCACGACGCTCCCTCACCCCCAACGCGATGACGATTCCGGCGACGATGAACCAGACCAGGGCGAGCGCCAAATAGGCGATCTTGAAGCGATCCGTGTACAGCGCACCCAGCAAGATGATCAGTCCTGATAGCGCCGTGATGAGGATTCGGGTTCTCTGTTGTTTGCTCAT